TTTGCATATTTAGGCGATCCAACTCCAAGTTCGTATTGTATGTCAGATATAGCTGAATCTAGATCATTATCTTTTGCAGCTTTTTTTATAGTATATTGACTAACAGATTCACTCATTTTTTTAGACTCATTATGTCTATCTATCATATCACGATCAGTAAATACATGAGCTCCAGGTCTTTCATGCCCCATTGCCTCTTCTTTACTCATATAGCCAAGTTCTTCAGTATCTCCATCTTGATCTTCAATATACCACATTTGCTTATCCTCATATGGATCAAATATAATATTCTCAGCCTCTTTAATCACGCCTTTTTGCTTCAATATTTTGATAGCATCATCATATGAAGTTAAATTTGATATCCAAGGCAGATTCTGATCTTTGCGAACTTCTATAAGAAATTTATCTTTTGATATTTCTCCAGCTCTGTGTTTTGCAAATAAATTTGCTACTGTCATGTTTTATATTTTTTTATAAATATAGAGATTATTTTAATTTTTTATGCTTTGCATAAATAGATTTAATCATTTCTGTGATTTTATCCATTGTCTTTCTGGTGTGAGTCATTTCTTTAAGATCACTTCTAGAATTAAGTTCTTCTTTTAATTGAGTTAAATACTCCATCATTCTAGATATTTTACCTAATTCTTTTCTTACTATACCTACTCCAGTATGATATTGCTCGGCATTATTACGCTCTTTTACTGCCTTTTTAAATCTTGAGTAACTTTCTTGCAATTGATCTGATTCATCCCAAAGTGATTTATACTGAAATCCACCTTTTGATGGTCTATTTGGAATTGAAGGTGCTGGAGTGAAACCAAATTTATCTACATCATATATATGCTTACGCTCTCCTGCTGCAAGTTTTGGTTCTTTGTCTTTAGTCTCTTTTATTGGTCTATATTGTGTTGAGTACCCTGTTACAATTTTTCCATCTTTAGTTTTACCTGCAATTCTTACTCGACTTCCGTCTTTCATTATTCTAGTTATTGTAACCTCATCATATCCATATTTTACCTTATCTCCTACTTTAACTTCAGAGCCATCGTGTATTTTAGCAGATTTTAATTTTGCAAATATACGATCAGAGTCAGATTTAAACTTTCCTGATTCTTGTGAAGTGTATATATTATCTTTTTCTGGAGATCTATGATTCTGCGCCTCTTTTTTTATTTTTTTCCCTATTGGTGCAGCATAGGCCATTCCAGGTCCAGGAGTAAATGTAGCACCACTACCAGCAGTTGCTCCACCACTTGTTGCAGACATTTCATCTAAAGTTATATTATGCTTAGAAAGAAAATCTTGCAGATCTTTAATATTTAATTTTCCAGATTGTATTGCCTGTGCTATTGAATTTGAAATATTCCCAATTTCATTTTTAACATCTGTTAGACTTTTTTCTTCTTCTAGAAGATGACTCATCATTGAATGTATATCCATATTTTATATTGTTTTTTTGAGTTCTTCTATTAAATCTATATATTGCAATATTCCAGATAATGTTTCATCTTTTACTCTACTAGTCTGCTTTATAGGTTTTATAAATTTAGAAATTTCTTCTAATTTTATTTTTATAACTTGATCTGGTATTTTTTTCATTAATATTTCAATATCTGCTTTTATTGCAGACATCTCCTCATTAAGATATTTTTTTAATTTTGTAGTATCTGATATACTTGTAATATATTTATTTAATACTTGCTTTTGTCTTTCTGATAAATTATCATACTTATCATTAAACTTTTCTACTAGTATTTTATAAGTAAGAATTCTAATCTCTTTATCCTCTTTCATTAAATCTTCTACTATACTTTTTGAAGCTGGTAGTTGATTTAAATTTGTCTTTGTAATATGCTCTAATATTACTACTTTATTTAAAAAGATATGCTTAGAATCTGTTTCATTTACATTTTCAGATTCAAAAGTATTATATATTGCAGCATATGTTTTATAATTATCTATTTTCGCTTTAAAAAATTCATCTAAATCATAATTAGCTTTAATTTCTCTAATAAGATTATATTTCATTTTTTGTAAAGACTCTTTATTTAGCTTTTTATGCTGCTCTAATACTGTAGAAATTAACATTTCAGCTTTTGATTCTGAAAGTTTAGGACTTGTAGTAAGAGTATTATACATAGCGTACTCTCTACCAAGTTCAGTATTAGTAAAATATTTTTTCAATATCTTTACAGCTTTAGACTCTCTATTTGCTATTAGATCTGAAGTAGTCTGTCTTACAAGAAGTTCAAATAATACCCCAGAGTTGCGATATTTTGAATGCTTTATTTTTATCATGAATTCAATTAATTCTGTTTATAAATATATCAATTTATCTGCTAATTTAGTCTTCTTTTATATTTCTTTCATCTAAGAGCGAAGATTCTTCTGATTTTTCTTCAAAAAGAGAAACTTTTTTTCCTGGAAACATCTTTTCCAAACTCTCTTTATTCTTTAGATATACAGCCATAGTACTTTCAAAACTCATCGGCCCGCCTTTATATTTAGGTTTTAATGAGTCTTCTCCAGTCTCTGCATTAGATTTCATACCATATCTTCCAATACCATCTCTGCCAAAAGCACTACTATCTGTACCAAATGTAGATTTATATTTTCTAGGTCGACCTGGTAATTTTACAGGCTCATTTGGATTTGTTTCATTATATCCAGTAGGCACATTTAAAACTTTTTGTCCTCCATAAAGACCGGCAATTTGATGTGGAGTTCCATAAGCCTGTCCAGATTCTAGTGGATCATTACCTTCTGTAGTTATTTGATCATATCTGAATTTACGTTTTTGATCTTCTACTATCATATCCTCAAGTTCACCAAAACTATCAGGTGACATATGGAATATATTTTCCCATACATATTCTCTTGGTAATATATTGCCTTCTATAGATTGATTAGCAAGATCAATTTTCTCTTTAAATAAAGCTATTCTTTCTTGATCATATATAATTGATGGGTTTGTAAGTGATAAGCTAAAATTAGCCATAGAATCATCTGTGTACCCATTTGCATAAAGATGTACAAGCGCAATCTTTTTTAGCTCTGATGCAATAATTCTTTGAATTCTTTCTATAGTACGTGCAAATCTAATATCTTCTGCAGCAAGAGTTGCTTTACCTGTGAGATCTTTTTCATATCCCATAAAAGCTTTAGGAATTTTCAAAGCAGCAAATAACTTCTCTCTAAAATATGCTACATCATCTATTCCATTATATTCAAGTCCTTTTGCGGTATCTATTCTTGTTGTAGAATCATTGCCTCGTACTGGAATAAAGAAGTCTTCTAGTAGATTTTGCTGATTATATTTAAGATTATATTGTCCAGTATTAGGATCTATAAGAGGCGTTTTTTTCATCTTATTGATCATTTTTTGAACATAATTTTCAACTTCATTTGGTGGAATTGCGCCCACATTTACATAAAATATTCTGCGTTCTGGGGCTCTAGTAATACGATGTATTAACATTGCATCTTCAATAAGCGTATATTGCTTAAATAGCTTTCTTGCAGGCTCTAGATATGATCTACCATAGGGTAAATAATTAACGTCTCCAATTAGCCTAAAATGCGCCATTTCATAGTTATCAAACCACACACCTGGATCTTGATTATTAAATGCTGATGTATATCCAGAAGTAGCCGATAGTGCTGCATTAGGGTCAAATTTAAAACGGACCTCATTTGGATTATGTGGATTATACCCCTCTTGACGTACTATATTATATGCAGAAAATGGAATTACATTATATACTCCATATTTTTCAGAAATTTCCATTTTAAGATAAAAATCTCCATATTTACACATATTTCTTATCCAAGACCAGAGATTAAATTCTATATTTAAGACAGAATAAAATAAATTTTCAAGTAATTTTTGTATAGTCTCATCTGAAGATCTTATAGTAAGTACTTGACCTTGTTCATTTTTAAGTGTGCATTCATCGGCTATTATATCGAGTGCTGAAGCTATAATTGCATCTGTGTCCATAGCATCATAATCAGCATATATCTGAACTCTTGCAGATTGATAATTTTGGGCCAAATTTAGATTTACGCCATACGCAGTAGATGTAGTATAGACTTTGTGAAATCTATCTATAAGACTATTTGTCTGGATAACGCCATTTGATTGGATATTATCTGGATCCATAACACTTAGCATATTACCGCCATCATTACGGATTATTACATCAGTACTAAATAGTCTTCTTAATGCTGAAAATAGATTTTGTTGATTATTTGCCATTTTATATTTTTATATTAACCATGAAATATCCTCTGAATGAGTACCTCCCATATGAGGAATATCCATTTTCCAAGGATTTGTATTTGAATTATTTATTGAATTATATATTAAATTTGAATTTCCTGATTTAGTCATAGAGTCAAGACTAGCATAAGTTAAGCTCTCTGCAGTTTTTCTAAATCTTATAGATGAGTCTCTCATATACATGCCTATTGCAAAAGACATTACTAAATCATCATTATATCCACTTAGCGCTTGAGGTTTGCTATTTTTCCATATAAAAACTCTCAATTCTTCTAAAAGCCTCACTGATCTTATATTGACCTGCTTTGTCTCTATAAAATCTCTCATTCTTTCAATAATAATAGGTCTTGATTTTGTAGTCATTGTAAATCCAGGAACTAGAGTACTAGTATTATCAAATCTATTCATTTGCTTGTCCTGATCTAGACTAAAATCTGCTTTATGGCTATAATGTAAATTTGTATANCCCCTTTCTAAAATAGATTGAAGAACATCCCAACCAATATTTGCATTTTCTACTGCAACTAGAGCATTATTATATTCTGCAGCTGTTGCTAATATTATATTTGCATATTCTCGTGTATCACACTGAGATTGAAATTCTGCTACTTGAGTTAATGTATCTACATCAATTACATGAAATGCTGAGTAGTCTGCGCCATCACCTCTAGCAACGTCTGCTGAAAGTAGATATGTTTTTGTAGGAGCTGGATATTCCCAAATCCATAATGATTTATCTAACCCTCTTCTTTCTAAAGGTTCTAATACTATATTCTCTTCATACCATGAAAGTATTTCTGGAATTATTACTGTAGCACCAGAACTTGAGAAATCGCAATCGCAATTATGAACTATACCATGTTCTGTTACATATGTATGATCTTCTTCAACTTCTATATTATAAACATAACATTCATATTCACCCTCTAAGTCTTCTTTTATTAATTTTGCTTTTCTATCTCCACCTAAATATATGCTAGATAACTCTTCATTTTTTGTTTTTAAAAAAGATCCATTAAATTTAGGATGACATATACACATTCTTCCTAATATTTCAGATATATAAGGATCTAAATTTTTTGGATATTTAATACTTATATTATTAGCCCCCAATAAATTAGATAAATAATAAATATCATAATACAGATCTTCAGATGTTGTTATATATTGCTTATTATAATCTAATTTTAAACATCCATCCCCTAGTAAATATCCTTCTAATACACCTTTAGATAATTCTATATTATTATTATTATAGTAAAAATTAGATAATTTTTTATTTATAGAACTATCGCCTTCTACAAACATAGAAATTACTTGAGAAATTATTTCTGAGCATATAGAAATCTGACCCGTATTATCTTGTCTTCTTATATTAAAGGAGCTTACTCCAAATACAAGTTCTATATATTTTTGTAAATCTTGCACCCATGTATTTAATTCTGTAGAATAATTAAATGCATATGTTACTCTTAATCTAGTCTTAGATCCTTTAGCTAAATATAATCCTATTATCTTTCCTAATTCATAACCTAATTCTATATTACAATTATGCTTTATTTTATGTTTTCTGTCATTTATATAAAAAGTAGAACCAGCGCATATTTTTTTAAAATGTAAAGGATTAAATAATTCATAAATATCTATAGTATCTATTTCTCTTTTTAAATTTATGTTTTTTGGTATAGTATATACTTCATCTATCTTAGAAATAGCATCATATTTATTACTATTTTCATTAGATAAAAATGGGTGATCTTTTGTAACATAAACACATTTAGAATTTTTACTGGTTTTTATTTTGTATAAATCATTACTTTCTTTTTTATATAATCTTTTTACTCTTTTAAAATTTCCGGTGTGAGTTAATACTAAATCATCAATTTTTATATCTTTTATCTCTTTTAATCCTACTGATGTAAAAATTCTAGTATTTGCACTAAAACACTCTTGTGCCGCCATTCTTATTCCAAGATCTTGATCTTGTTTATCTCTCCAAATTTGAGTTCTTTCAGGATGTACTGTCCATGGAAGTGATACAGGCACAAAACTATTTTCTTTCTTCTGAGCTTTTATATAGGATTTATGAAACCAATTACCAACACCATTAGGAGTTGACAATGCTATACACTTACCNCCAGTTGCTAATGTTTGTTGAGCTGAGCCAAAAAGTTCTTCTGCATTATCGATAAATGCAGCCTCATCCATTATAAGTAATGATACAGCTTCAGAACGTGCTGAATCACTAGCTCCAGATACTGCTTTAATTTGACTGCCATTTGTAAGTCTTAAACTAAGTCTATTATCCTCAGTAGATCCAATCTTAAGCCAAGTAGGTAGATTATCATATGCAAATCTTACTTTAGTAACCATATTCTTAGCCGTCTCTTGCTTTGTTGCAATAACTAAGACGTTTTTATCTTTATGGAATAACATCAACCACAGACTATATGCTGATGCTAAAGTAGATATACCTAGCTGCCTTGATTTATTTATAATAACATTTTTATCCCCTGAAAATAATTTTAATACTGCCTCTTGAAATGGATATAAATCAAATAACTGCCTCCCTCTTTGAGGGTGTTGAATCATATAATATTTTCTCATAAAATAGACAGGATCTGTAGCACATTTTACAAACTCCTCTCTAATTTTATCTTTTATATTAAGTTGTTTATTTTCATTTTCTGGCATAAAAACTTTTATAATAAATATACTATATTTTTTTATGTATATTTATATCATAATAATATAAAATAAATATTATATAAAATCTATCTTAAAAGTTCTCTATGTAGTTTCAGGTTTTTCTACTGGAGTTTCTTCTTTTGGAATTTCAGATTTAGGTCCTATTTCTGATTCTGGTCCTTGAGCTTTTGCTGGAGCGCCAAATCTTTGTAATCTTGATATTGCAGTAGTAGCTCTTTGTATTTCTGCTATATTTAAAAGATAGTATCTCTTTCCTAATACAGTTGCTTCATAGGCTTTGCCCATATAAGTCATATAAAATATTTGACTATTTTTAAGAAGTACTTTAAATGTAGTAGGTTTTTCAGACATAATAAACACTCCAGAAAGATATTCTTTAAAATTATCCCCCATGAGCGTAATAAGATTTTGATTTAATCTTTTATACTTTTTAAGAATATATCCCATCGGATCAGCATCAAATTCTGGATTTGAATGATCTTCATGAACTTCTTTTATTATTACTTTTAGTATGTCTGCTAATTTTATCATTATTTTTTTATTTGTTTTAATATTATTATAAGATCTAGTATTTTATCAGAAATATAATTTTCATAATCTGAACTTATTTCTTTTCCTTTAAGATAATAATCTTTCATATAATCATCTATCTCAATATCATAAAAATCTTTTAGATCTTCAATAATATCTTTATCTAGTTTTCCAGAAATTCTTAATTTTACTATTATAGAATCTAGAGTTTTTATAAGATTATCTATATCTTTATTTCCTTCTAAAAGTCTACTTGACATATCCTCTATCCTTTAATTTTTTCATTATATGATCTATTTTACTTGATATTTTTTCATAATGAGATTTCATTATAGATTCATTTAATGATTCATTTACTCTAGATATAGGTTCTATATGATATCCAAAATAATTTTCTTTATTTTCTGGATTATAATACATGACTCTTGTTTTAAAAACATAATCATTAATTTTAGGATCATACTCTTCTATGCCATGTTCTTCCCATTTATTTGATTCCGCCCAATTCTCAGCTTCATCTTCTGAATCAAAAATTTTATTTACTGGATATTCTTCATCTCCATAATCTCTAAATATAACTTTATATTTTACTATACTTTCTTTTAGTATATTTGCTAATTTTATCACTTTTTTTCAAATTTAAATCCTGTTAATTTTTCAATCTCTTCAAGATCAGTTTGCCAATGATCTAATCCTAATGGATGATCTGTTGAATTTTTAAATATATAAGACTTAAATTCACCAGTCTTTTTAATATAAATAACTTTCCAACATACCATAGGAATAGTTAAAGATTTTATTTTTTTAGCACATCCTACTGATCCACACCATACATATATAGAGTCATATTTAAGAGCTAATTTTCTAGTTTGAGTTTCTAATGATTTCCAATCTCCAGCATTAAGAGAGTGATATTGTGGAGCCATATTAGAAAAATAAAAACACTCTTGTAAAAGTTTTTTATCTCCACATTCATTATCTGCTGCAGGACACATATGTCCACGATCAGTACCAGAACCCACATAATCTTTTGCTAAATTAGTCTCTTCATATAGAAGTGGATCTGGTGCAAATGCATCTTGTCTAGGAAGTGGAGTAGAACATTCAACTCTAGCTTTAGTCTCCCACCATTGTACTAATACTGGATAATGTAGACTTTTTGAATATGTAGTAGTATATCCAGTATGATATAATGTTACTGTGTCTTGACCATAGCAAATGAGTATAGATAATATACTTACTATAACTAATAATATTATTTTTTTCATATTTATATTTAATATTTGACTAATGTGATGATCTCTCTTGTGCATACTCATTTACGCTATGAATATAATCGCTTGCTAATGTTATATATGCTGCAACCCATCCTGGAAGTTCAGTTCCTGGTTGTATTAAATTATATAATTGACTTGCATTTTTAATCATATCTTTGATTTCTGCTCTTGCCATAGTAGCCTGATGTCCAGAGTCTGGTTGACCCCATACATCATTTTCATGAGATTCTTTACCACAATCTGAACAATAACCATTAGGTTCTATTTGACCATCACATTCTAAACATGTCATATCTTCAATTGGATAAATTGATTTTATTGAATTCATATCTTGATTTTGTAAAGATGGNATTGTATATGAATCTCTGCTTTCATTACCATATGATATTCTAGGAGTCTCTTTTGAATTTCCAGTAAATTCTTTTATAAATTGTGATAATTTTATCATATTTTTATTTTTTTATAAATATTAATTATTTTTTATTCTTTTACAGAAAACCAGTCACTACACCACTTATTTGGATCTTCTATATCCATAACTCCACTCCCATTCCAAGACTGAAAATATTGATTTCCACAAATATGCTGATCATTAGTAAAATGATAATATTTACATTTTGCACAGCTAAAACCATGTTCACTATACATAAAAGGTTCATGATTTGAAGGAAGATCTATAGGACCTTTATTTTCCTCTTGTAATATTTTTATTAAACTTATCATTTATATCTCTTTAGAATGATTAAATAATTTTTCTGGATATATTCCAAATCTGGCATTTTCTATTCCAGCCTGATTATGTCCATACCTATATGATACAGCCATTATTGGATTATATTCACCAGTAGGAACATTTCCATATTCATAAATTCCATGTGTTCCTATTAATTTATATACAGACCCTGATTTTTTTATTCCTAAATTACCTATAACTAATATTTGCACTTTATTTAATCCAAAGCTCTCTCCAACTCCAAATACTGACTGCTCTTTTAATTCATTACTTTTAATATTTCTATAAAAAGAATCACGTGGATTTATAATATAGTCATATTCTTTTTTTTCATCTAACTCTTTTTTAGATTTAATAACTGCTTTAACATCTTTTACAAAATTTTCTACTTCCTGATTTGAATTTTTTATAAAATAGTTTATTCCACTATATTGCTGATATTTTGTTCCTCCTTTATGAGATACAAATATTTCATCTCCACTATCAGAAAATAATACATAATCTGCTTTTTTATTAGTATAATCTCTTCTTCCTCCAATTATATTTTTATATACTTTTCCATCTTCTAATTCTATATCAACTGATCCTCCAAATTTATCAAGATCTGCTAAAAAAGATTCAAGTCCAGCCTGTTCTCCTTTTGCACCTCTTAAATTTTCAGCTTTTGATACTACTATATAAACCTCTTGACCTGTTTTATAATCCCCAATATCATTATTTATTTTTATTTTATAGGTTTCATATATAGATGATTTTGAACCTGCAGAGTAGTCTTTTCTGTCTATTTTATTTAGACTATAGTTTTTTTCTTTTACTCCTAAAGACTCCATAATATTCTTTATTACCTCATCTGGTTTATCGGATTCAGGTATTATATATCTAAGATGCTCTCCACGACTTATTTTTCTGCCACCTCTATATCCTCTATGATCAAGTTCTTTTTGTATATCATTAAATAATGGCATACTTGTTTTTATTTCAAATAATAAATCAATAAGTTTTATTATTTTTTATTTTATAGAATTATAAATAATATTAAAGTTTTTAATTCTTTCTTCTATCCCAATATGACCC